CAGGACCAGGTGCCGGCGATCGCGGTGGCCCAGACGATGGCGGGCCTGACGGCGGCGTCCAAGGAGCTCGAGCGGCGCATCCTGTCGCGGACGCTGCGCCACGACGGGCACCCGATCCTGCGCTGGTGCGTGGGGAACACCGTCGCGGATGTCGACGGCAACGGCAACCTGAAGCCGAGCAAGAAGCGCTCGCACGAGCGCATTGACGGCGTGAGCGCGCTGGTGACGGCGCTGGCGCGCGCCGTCGTGCAGCCGAGGACCACGAGCGCCTACGAGGAGCACCGCCTGGTGGTGGTCTAAACTCGGGTGCCGAGGAGGCGCCGCATGGACGCGACGAAGTGGCTGAAGCCGCGGGAGCTCGCGGAGCAGGAACGCGTCTCCCTTCGCACCGTCTGGCGCTGGCAGGAAAAGGGGCTCATCGAAACGCGCCGCCTCGCGACTCGCACTGCCGTGCGCGTGCGGATGAGCGACGAGGACGACGACTAGCTCAATCGCCTCAGCCGTATTTCCTCCCGCTTTCGGCCCGCCTTGCGCCACGATGAGAGTGACCGCCCGCGCATCCGCGCGGCTCTTCACGCTCACGGAGTCACGCCCCCATGGAAATGCTGATCGGCGCCGCCCTGCTCGGCCTCATCCCTGCGGCGATCGCGCATAGCAAGGGCCAGAATTTCGCGATGTGGTGGATCTACGGCGCGGCGATTTTCATCGTCGCCCTCCCGCACGCGCTCTTCATCAGGCCGGGCGCGCCCCAGGCCGTCCTCGCCTCGCACGGCGACCGGCGGCCGGCGACGTCCTCGCTGCACGCCTACGCGCCCCACGCGGCGCCGCCAGTGAGCCGCGACGAGCTGCGCCACTGGTTCGGCCCGCGCTGACCAGTGACATTGAGTGACATCAAGTGACATTAGATGGCGTCCAGCCCGCTACTTCGGCGGGACGCCCTCAATGGGTGGTAGCTAGCATGGCGTGACGCGCCTGCAATGGCTGGCCGCGAGCTTCAAAGCGGTACTCCTCCGCGTCACCAGCCTTGATCTGCTGCGGACGCGGACCGCACCCCTCGCGACGTGGACGCTTCCCGGCACCAGCTTCGGCGCGCCCTCGCCCTCGACCTACGCGCAGCTCTACCGGACGCAACCCGAGGTCCGCACGGTCGTCGATTTCCTCGCGCGCAACATCGCGCAGATCGGCCTGCACGTCTTCCGGCGGATCAGCGACACGGACCGGCAGCGCATCGCCGACCATCCGCTCGCGCTCCTGCTCAAGACGCCGAATCCGGCGACCTCGCGTTACCGGCTCTTCGAGTCGGCGGTCATGGATCTCGGGATCTACTTCAACGCGTACTGGCTCAAGCTGCGCGCCGAGCGCAACCGCCTGCAGCTCGTGCGCATCCCGCCCGAGCAGATTTACCCCGTCGGCCACCTGCTCCCCACTGGCTATCGCTGGACGTGGCCCGACGGGCAGCGGTGGGAGCTCCCGCCCTCGGAGATCGTGCACTTTCGTGGCTACGACCCCGACAACCCGCTCATGGGCCTGTCGCCGCTCGAGACGCTCCGGCGCCTGCTCGCCGAGGAGCGCGCGAGCGTCGAGTACCGCGGCGCCTTCTGGCGCAACGCCGCGCGCCTGGCCGGCGTGATCCTGCGGCCGCAGACCGCGCCGTCCTGGACTCCGGAGAAGCGCGAGCAGTTCCGCGACGACTGGGCGGCCTTCTACTCCGGGGCCGCGAACGCCGGCAAGTCACCCGTGCTGGAAGACGGCATGACGTATCAGCCGATGGTGGGGACCGCGCGCGACGCGCAGCAAATGGAGATGCGCAAGCTGACGCGCGAGGAGGTCGCGGCCGCCTACCACGTGCCGCTGCCCATGGTCGGGATCCTCGACCACGCGACGTTCAGCAACATCCGCGAGCAGCACAAGCAGCTCTACCAGGATTGCCTCGGGCCGTGGCTCGTGATGCTCGAGGAGGACATCGAGCTCCAGCTCCTGCCCGAGTTCAGCGATAGCGAGGACGTCTACACCGAGTTCAACATCTCCGAGAAGCTCAAGGGCTCCTTTGAGGAGCAGACGGCCTCGCTGCGCGTCGGCACCGGCGCGCCGTTCCTCTCGCGCAACGAAGCGCGGGCCCGGCTCAACCTGCCGAAGGTCAACGACGCGGACTTCGACAAGCCCGTCACGAATCTCAACACGCTCGAGGGCGACCTGGCGCGCGAGGCGACCGCGCCGGAGGAGGACGCGTTGTGAGGGAGCTCGGGCTCGGCACCGTCGCCGTCAAGGCCTACCGGCCGACGATTGACCTCACGGCTGGCGAGTTCGTCGCGCGCGTCGCCGTATTCAACAACGTCGACCGCCAAGGCGACCGCATCCTGCCCGGCGCCTTCACGGAGACGCTCGCGGCCTGGAAGGCGCGCGGCGCGCCGATCCCGGTGATTTATTTCCACGCCTGGGGCGAGCCGCCGATCGGCGAAGTGACCGAGGCCGCCGAGGACGACCAGGGCCTCGTGGTGCGCGCCGGCCTCTATGCCGACGACAACGAGGTCGCGCGCAAGGTCCTGCACGCCATGCGGCGCAAGAGCCTGACCGAGTTTTCGCTCGCCTTCGAGACCAAGTCCGCCGCGTTCGTCTCCGAGAAGGGCGAGCTCATCCGCGAGATCAAGTCGGCTGATCTCATCGAGGTCGGGCCGTGCCTGCGCGGCGTGAATCCAGAAACCGAGCTCATCGCCGTCAAGTCGCGCCTGCTCGGACGCAAGGCTGGCCGCACGCTCAGCGCCGCCACGCTCGAGCGTCTGCGCGGGCTCGCCGCCGAGCTCGTGGAGTTCTGCGACGCGCACGACAAGCCGGCCGAGGCCGCGGCCGCGGACGACGGCAAGGCGCGCGCGATGGACGCGCAGTGGATCGCTCACCGGCGCTTCGCGCTGGATCATCTCATCCAGACTTCCTAGGAGGACGCTATGGCGCTGGTGATCAAGACGGTGCGCGACGAGCTGCGCGAGGCGAGCGAAGCGGCGAAGGCCGTCATGCAGAAGGCCGAGGCCGAAGATCGCCTCCTCACCGACGACGAGAAGAAGCACATCGAGGAGCTCGTGACCAAGGCCGAGACGCTGCGGGCCAAGGTCGAGGGCATCGAGGCGCAGAAGGCGCTCGGCGACAAGCTCGAGCGCATGTACCAGCTCGGCGCCAAGCCGCCGGAGCTGCGCACGGCCGTCGACGTGCATGGTGCGCCGATGCTCAAGTCGATGGGCCTCCAGTTCATCGAGTCGCCCCTCTACGCGCAGTTCAAGGCGACCTCGCGCGCTGGCATCTGGATGCTCGGCCCGATCGAGATCAAGGCGACGACGATGACGCCGACGGGCGGCGTGATCCCCACCTCCTTCGTGCCGGGCGCGCCGCAGCGGCCGCCGCAGATGCGGGTCGCCTCGCTGATGCCGAGCGGCACCATCTCGGACGGCAGCGCGGTCCCGTACCTGCGTGAGACCGTCTACACCAACGCGGCGGCGACGGTCGCGCAGGCCGCCGCGAAGCCGGAGAGCACGCTGACCTTCGAGCAGGTGCTCGATCCGCTGCGCACCATCGCGCACTTCCTGCCCGTGGCCGATCAGCTCCTGGAGGACGCCGAGGGCATCCGGAGCTACATCGACACGCAGCTCATCAACGGCGTCGAAGCGGTCGAGGAGTCGCAGATCATCATCGGCGACGGCGTGGCGCCCAACCTGCGCGGCTTCAAGAACACCACCGGGCTCGCCACGGCGGTCACGCGCGGCGCGACGGAAGGCAACGCGGACGCGATCCACCGGCAGATCATGGCGATCCTCACGGGGTCGCTGACGATGCCGGACGGCATCGCCGTGCATCCGACCGCGTGGCACTACATCACGGTCGAGCGCGGCGGCGCCGCGGGCGGCTACCTGGGCATCGCCGGGTTCGCGACGGAGCCGATGCGCCAGGTGTGGGGCCTGCCCGTCGCCCTCTCGCCGTATCTCGACGCCGACGAGGCGCTCGTGGGCGCCTTCGGCACGAAGGCGCAGATCTGGCGCAAGGGCGGCATCGTCGTCAGCGCGAGCAACTCGCACGCGGACTTCTTCATCAAGAACCTGACCGCGATCCGCGCCGAGGAGCGCGTGCAGCTCGCCGTCTATCGCCCGAGCGCGTTCGGCATCGTCGACGGCATCGTCGCGCCGGCGTGAACCAGGTTGAGCCCGTCAAGGTGATCGTTCCGATCATGGCCGCGGGGCTCATCCTCCCGCGGCCGACGCCGAAGGCGGCCCCGGCGCCGCCGCCGGCCGTCGTCATCGAGGCGCCCGAGGACCCGGCGCCGCCGCCGCGGCCTCGGCGCCAGAAGTGAGACCTGATGCTCGCCGGGCCCATCGTCAACCGGCAGCGCCTCGTCCTCGTCTCGCCGCCGCTCGGCGAGCCGGTCACGCTGGCTGAGGCGAAGCTATGGGTCGGCCAGGACCTGGCGCATCACGACGCGCTCCTCACGTCGCTGATCTCGGCGGCGCGCCAGGCGCTCGAGGGCACCTATGGCATCGCCTTCCTGCCGCAGGTCTGGGATCAGTACGCCGACGTCTGGCCGGCGCCCGGCGCGCATCTGCTGAGAGCGCCGATCTACGACGTGCTGGAGGTCGTGCCGGTGGAGCCTGGCGCGATCGAGGGGCTCTGGCCGCCGCCGACGGCCACGGTCCAGCGCGTGCGCTTCGCGGCCGGCTACGCGGGCGCGCTCGCGAGTGGCGTGATGGATTTCCAGACCGGCCCGGGTCGCATCGTGCGCGACGCCGGCAGCTTCGTCGCCGACGGCTTCAAGGTCGACGACGTCGTGCGCTCGAATCATCCCAACAACCCGGGCCCGTTCACGGTCACCGCGATCACGCCGCTCGAGCTCGAGATCGCGGAGACGCCGGCGAACACGGAGCCGAAGCAGACGATCATCAGCACCGAGGCCTCGCCACCCGAGGCCTTGAAGACCGCGCTGCTCACGCTGGTCGCCTTCCTCTACGAGCATCGCGGCGACGGCACTCCCATCGAGATCCCGACGCACGTGCGCTACCTCGTCGAGCCCTTCTCCGTGATCCAGAGGCTCTGATGCCGCCGCTCGCCGGGCCTCTGCGCGAGCGCATCACGCTGCAGCGGCTTGATCTCGCGAGCGAGCAGTACCTGCCGATCGCCGAGAGCCCGACGATGGCCGCGGCCGTCGAGCCCATGAGCGACGGCTCCGGCGAAGAGCGCTACCTGATCCGCATCCGGGCGCGTCCGGATCTGCGCGGCAAGCAGGATCTCTATCCCGCGATGCGCGTGATCTGGCGCGATCGCACGCTCGATCTCGAGGACGTCGTCGAGACGGCGCGCAACCGTGAGGTGCATCTCATCGCGTCCGTGCGGCTCATCGAGGTCACGGATCTGCCTTCGGGCGCCAGGAGGACCCAGAAATGGCCCTAAGCGACGGCATCGTCTCGAACGGCACCACGCTCCAGGTCGGCGACGGCGCGACGCCCACGGAAGTCTTCACGCCGATCGCCGAGGTCGTCGACATCGATCCGCCCGGCGGCGAAGCCGAGGAGGTCGAGTTCACGCACCTCCTTTCCGAGGCGAAGGAGTTCAAGGGCGGCCTGCCTGACTATGGTGAAGGCACCTTCACCATCAACCTGATCCCCGGCGACACCTCGCAGGAAGGCCTCGAGGACGACGCGCTCGCGAAGCCGGTGCCCACGCGGAACTACCGCATCATGTTCCCGGACGCCACGAACGGCCGCGCCTTCGCGGGCTTCGTCAAGATGTTCAAGATCCAGCCCATCGCCATCGACCAGCCGATCCGCGCGCAGGTCACGCTCCGCGCGAGCGGTCCCGTCACGCGGCTGCCGGCGACGCCATGAGCCTCCTCAACCGCGAGACGATCCTCAAGGCCGCGGACATCAAGAGCGAGCGCGTGGCCGTCCCGGAATGGGGCGGCGAGGTCATCGTGCGCGGCCTCTCCGCGCTCGAGCGCGACGGCTACGAGCAGCGCTGCTACGAGACGTCCTATGCGAACATCCGCGGCTCGCTCCTGGTGCTCGCACTCGTCGACGAGGCCGGCCATCGGCTCTTCTCGCCCGAGGATCTCGCGGCCATCAGCGCGAAGAGCGCGGCGCCGCTCGATCGCCTCTTCGATGTCGCGCGCCGGTTGAGCGGGATCGGCCGGCAGGAGCTCAGCGAGCTCCAGGGAAACTCCGCTCCCGGCCGGAACGGCAGTTCTACTTCCGGCTCGCTGCCCGCCTAGGGCGCACGGTCGGCGAGCTGCTGGCGACGACCAGCAGCCGGGAGATCAGCGAATGGATGGCGCTTGATCTGATGGAAGCTGGGCAGACGATCGAATCGCCGCATGCGATCCGTCGCGCTCCCGTCGCGCCGAGCCACGCCCTCGCCGCGCCTGCGCGGCCGCTCCCCACGCAGGAGCAGCTACGCAAGAAGATCGAGCGCCTCTTCCCGGTGACCAATGGCTGATGCCGTCACCGTCACGATCAGCGGCTTCCGCGAGCTCGATGAGGCGCTCCGTCGGCTTCCCGTCGAGGTGCAGACGAAGCTCATGGAGCCGGCGCTCGGCGAGGCCGGCGAGGTCATCCGCCGCGGGATCGTCCGTCGCATCCGTCGCCGCACGGGCGGCACGGCCGGCTCCGTCGTCGTCGTCGCGCGGGCCCAGGGCCCCACCGGCCTGGTCACCATTGGCGGCTCGACGGGCAAGGGTACCTCCGGCTTCAAGCTCACCTTCCTCGAGTTCGGGACGAAGGCGAGCACGATCCAAGCGCAGAGCAAGAAGAAGCCGCGGAAGACCTCGCGGAAGTTCCGCGCCACGAAGTTCGCGCTCGCGGCCCGCGGCTTCGGGCCCGTCGCGAAGGTCGATCATCCGGCCACGGCGGCGCAGTCCCCGATGCGCAAGGCGCTCAAGGAAGACGGCGACGCCGCCGTGAAGCGGCTCGGACAAGAGCTCTACGACGGCATCGCCGCCTATGCCGAGCGCGTCCCGAAGGGCCAGGCCTGATGGCGACCATCGGCTCGCTCGTCGTCGACATGCGCGCGAACACGGCGCAGTTCGAGGCGGATATCGGGCGCTCGCGCACTTCGCTGCAGCGCACGGGCGCGCAGATGAAGTCCACGCAGGAGGCGGCCGTGCGCTTCGCCTCCAAGGGCTTCGGCGAGATCATCGGCGCCTCGGCCGGGGTCGAGCGCGCGCTCGAGAGCCTCATGCGCACGGCCTTCAGCGCGACCAGAGGCTTCCTGATGATGGGCGGGCAACTAGCGATCATCGTGACCGGCACCCTCGCGGTCGCCGCCGCCGTGCAGAAGCTCCGCGATCTCATCGGGCAGAAGGTCTTCGGCCTCGAGAGCGAGGAGCAGCGCCTCGAGAAGATGAAGGCCGCGGTCGAGGAGGAGCAGAAGTTCCAGAAGATCCGCCTCGCGCTCGGCGCCGAAGAGCGGCAGCTGCGGCAGGACATCCTGCAGTCGCAGCTGGAGGCCTCCGCGGCCTTTCAGAAGTCGATCGGCGACGAGGCGGGCGCTCGCGAGACGGCGCTCCAGGCCGAGCTCGCCGGAATCGAGGCCGCCCGCGCCGCCGAGATCCGCAAGATCACCGAGCTCGGCGCGACGGGTGAGCAGCGGCGGCAGCTCGAGACGCTCGCGAACCAGAAGGCGCTCAACGAGCGCGTCGCCGCGCAGACGAAGGCCGCCGTCGATCTGCAGCGCATCGAGGCCGAGCGCTCCGCGAAGTTGATGCAGACATGGGCCAGAGAAACGGAAGTCTTCATCGCCGATCTCGAGCGGCGGCACAAGATCCGCCAGGACATCGAGGCGCGTGCCGCCGCCGCGGCCGAGCGCCTCGGCATCGCCGAGGTCCTCTCGCAATTCAAGAAGGTCGAGGAGCTCAAGAAGGGCGCGCAGGAGGTCGCCGCCGGTTTCGCCTTGATGCTCGACAAAGGCGTGCCGCTGCGTGATCTCCTCCCGGAGATGGCGAAGGCCTCGGCGCAGTTCGGCGAGAAAGTGCGCGCCATGCGCCAGGAGGCCGCCGGCAGCCCGGCCGTCCTCGATAAGATGGATCGCGAGCTTTCGGACATCAGCTGGGGCGACTTCATCACGCTCACGGAGCAGGCGCGCGTCTCGATGCAGAATGCGCGCGTCGATACGGCCTCGCTCGCCGCAGATACGCATGCGCTCAATCAGCGCATCGGTGAGATGCCGATCGGCATCAATCGCGCCGTCCCGGAGATCGACAAGCTCGTCGGCCGCTTCCGCCTGATTCAGATGTGGGCTGATGCCGCGGCGCGCTCCGTCAACAACCTCGATATCGTCATCGATCGATCGCAATAGAGGAGTCCCTGCGATGGCTCTCACGGATGCTGCACGCAATGGCGCCGCCGCCGTCGACGCCTTCGTCGCCTCCCTGCAAAGCCTCGCCGCCATGACGGGCAAGGGCGGCGGCGCGATGAGCGCCGAGGATCTCGCCGATCAGATCCGCCGCAACCAGGCGCCGGAGCTCGTCTCCGCGATCAAGAAGGCGACCGGACGGTAAATGTCGGTCACGCTCTTCGCGCGGAACCTGCTCGAGGAAGGCACGGTGACCGGCCCGGCGCTCGCCGGCTATCCGCTCACGCGCCTCTTCGATCGGGACCGTGGCCAGCAATGGCGCGCGACGGCCGCGGCGCCGGTCACCATTGCGCTCGATGCGGGCGCGCCCGTGACGGCCTCGGCCTTTGCGATCGCGCATCACAACCTCGGCGGCTCCACGATCGGCGTCCTCACGTCCGCGGATGGGAGCAGCTACGTCGCGGCCGGCTCCGGAGCGCCGGACGTCGGCGCCGTCGACGTGATCGCGTTCACGGAGGCGACGTCGCGCTACTGGGCCTTCACGATCCCCGCCGTGGGGGAGGCGCAGATCGGCGAGCTCCTGCTGGGCACCCCGCTCGAGTTCCCCACGCCCGAGCTCGCGCCAGACTATATCGATCGTGTGCTCGCCAACGTGCAGCGGGATCGCTCACCCGGTGGCTACTCGTGGACCGTGAAGCGCGGGCCCGCGCGCCGGGAGTTTCGCTTCGGCTGGACCACGCTGAGTGCGGGCGACGTCGACCGCTTGATCCAGGCGTACACCGAGGCCGCGGAAGGCGCCAAGCGCCTGGCCTACGTCGATCCCTGGGGCGTCGGCTGGTGGGTCGAATTCGTCGAGGACGCCCTCTCGATCGGGCTCGGCCGCGCGGCGACGGGCGCCGAGCCCGCGGCGCCCAACGTGACCCAGGCGGCGACGATCACGCTCCAGGAAGCGCTCTAGCGTGAAGGCGCTCACCGCGGCGACCAGCGTGATCACCCAGCGCGCGTGGACCGCGCCCGCGCTCTTCGCGCAGCTCGAGTTCACGTCGCCGTCGCCCTTCACGCTCCGGATCTCCGACCGCTACCGCGAAGCCTTCGGCCACCAGTGGCTTCCCCTCGTGGCGGATTGGGGCTCCGTCGAGAACGTGCTGAACACCCTGGACCTGGGCGGCCGCCCCGCCACGGCAGAGTTTGGGCTCAACAACGACGTGCCCGTGGAGGGCACCGGCAAGGCGCGCCTGTCCGACATGATCCGCACGCCGTTCAATCAGACGGCGGGCGCGTACGAGTGGGCGTTCGCGAAGGTGATCATCACGAAGCTCGTCGACGAACGGCTCGGAAGCGACGACGTCATCGGGCTCGGCGAGTTCTACCTGGAAGATCCGACGGAGATCGACGACCACGTCCTGCGCGTCCGCATGGTCGACGCCACGCTCGCCCTGGAGGATCGCATCCAGCTCACCCGCGTGACGCGCATCAGTTTCCCGCTCGCCGATCCCGACGCGGTCGGCCGCGCGATCCCGATCCCCTTCGGCGTGCTCACGAACGTACCGACGCTCAACGTCGTGGCGGGCGCGCTCTCGACGCTCTCGGCGGCGATCACCGCGGCCAGCCCCGGCGTCGGCGGCGTCCTCCCCGTGAGCGATACGGCGCTCTTCCCGGCCGCGGGCACCGTGCAGATCGACGACGAGCAGATCGCCTATTCGTCAAAGACGTCGGACGGCCTGGTGATCAGCGCGCGGCCCTTCGCGGCGCGGGCGGCGCACTCGCAGGGCGCGACCTTGTGGGAAGTCCGGAGCGGCGCGCAGGCGTACCGCTACATCGTCGGCGAGAACCGCGGCGCCTTCAAGATCGCGGCGGTGACGAACGTCCGCGCGGGCGGCGTCCTCCAGCCCGGCGCCACCGTCAACCTCGACGACACGAGCCTCATGCCCGGGCGCTCCTTCGCGGTCATCAACTTCAGCGACCTTCCCGTCATCAGGAAGGACGTCGTTCTCGACGTCGTCGACACGATCGACGTGGCCGACACCATCGACGTCGCGGATACGATCGACGTGGCGGATACGATCGACGTCGCGGACACGATCGGCGTCGCCGACACCATCCACGTCAACGACACGATCGGCGTCGGTGACGGCATCCACATCTTCGACAACATCGGCGTGACCTCGCCGTCCGTGACGACGGCGGTGCGGCTCGGCACGAACATCCCGCTGCAGATCACGGCCACTCTTGGCGGTAGCGGCGGTCAGTTCAGCGCGACGGGCACGATCCTGATGCCGGCGCCGCCAGCCGGCGGGATCATCAACGTGAATCGCTCCATCACCTATCGCGTCCTCACGTCGTCCATCGCGACAAGCGCCTGGAGCTTCATCCGCTCGGGCGGCGTGGTCATGGAATCCGGCTCCATCTTCCCCGCCGTCGGGCTCCGTCCTCAGTTCAAATACGGCAGCGGCCCTGTCTATGGTGCCGAAACCTTCACGATCGCGGGCACGGGCGCCAGCGGCGGCGGCACGATCACCGTGCAGATCGACGCCTTCGACGAGGCCGTCGAGAGCGGAGTGATCGTGCAGAAGAGCGGCTCGGCCTTCCGCACGGGCGCCGCGACGAAGGTGGGCGCGGCGACGAAGAGCGGCCTCGCCACGAAGACGGGCCTCGCGGACAAGGTCGGCCTCGCGGACAAGGTCGGCACGGCCGACAAGGTGGGGATCGCGGCGAAGGTCGGCACCGTCACGCTCGTCGGCAACTCGACGGCCGACGTCATCATCGGCGACGTGACGTGCGACGTGCTCGGGCTCCGCGACGACGGCGCGGGCACGATCACCGGCACCGCGGCCGCGCTGATCGCCAACCCGTCCGACGTGACCAAGGCCATCCTGCTCTCGTGCTTCCCCGGCATCACGACGGCCCAGTTTGGGGCGACGTGGGCGGTCACGCGCGCGCAGCTCGCGGGCTTTCAGTGGGCGATGCTGCTCGAGTACCTGCGCTTCTCGGAGTTCCGCGAGCTCGTCGGCGCCCAGGCGCGCGCCGTGCTCTACCTCGAGGGCGGCAAGTGGGAGTTCCGGTTTGTGCCCGACGCGCCCACGCCGTCGCTCGTGCTCGACTACGAGCGCGACGTGGCGGTCGATCCCGTCGCGCGCGTGGGGCGCACGCCGCTCGTCGAGTTGAAGACCTCGTTGTGGGTGTACTCGCGCCGCGACTACCGCAAGAGCGGGAGCCCTGAAGACGAGTACGCGCGCGCCGTCAATGTGAAGGACCTCACCGCGGGCGTGAGCGACGAGATCCAGGAATCGGTGACGCTCCCCTTCGTGCAGCATGAGGCGACGGCCGACGCGCTCGCGGCCTGGCACCTCGCGCGGCGCAAGCGACAGCGCCTCACGCTCTCCGTCACCGCCTGGTGGAACGTCATCGGACTCGAGCAGGCCGATTTCGTCGCGATCGACGGGCACCCGATTCTCGCCGCGCACGGCGGCGTGGATCTCGTCTTTCAGGTCACGCGCCGCCGCTACGCGATCGGCGACGACACGAACGCCGGGCGGATCGCGCTCGACCTCGTGCAGCTTCCCGTGCAGCCGACAAAGGCGCGCCTCCTCACCCCGGAGCCCGGCACGATGCTTCCACCAGGAACCTCGGTGCCCTTCACCTGGTCGGCGGGCTTCGATGTCACGGCCTACCAGTTGTGGCTCGGCAGCACGCCGGGCGGGTCGGACTACTACTCAAGCGGCCTCACCGGCGCGCTCGGCGCAACGGCCACGCTTCCGGCGTTCACGACGCCGGGCGTGGTCTACGTGACGCTCGGCTCGCAATTCAGCTCGGGCGAGTCGGAAGCCAACGCCTACACCTACGCGCGGCACTACACGATCACCGGCACCGCCGGCGTCGTGGCGCCCCTCGGCGAGCTCGCCGGCGCCGGCGCCGCGGGCGCCTCGGGCTCGGGCGGCGTGCTCGCACCCCTCGGCGAGCTCTCAGGCGCCGGTCTACTCTTCGTCACGGGCTCGGGCGGCGTCGAGGCGCCGATTGGCGCGATCGAGGGCGGCGAGAAGTTCTGGATCGGCGCTGACACGGATCGCTTCTGGGCCGGCGACGACGCCGACACCTTCTGGGGCCGCGGCCGCCCGCGCGATCGCGCCGCGATCACCGCGCCGCTCGGCGCTCTGGCGGGCGCGGGCACCGTCATCAATCCGGACTTCTGGGCCGGTGACGATACGGATCTCTACTGGGGCGGCGCCGATAGCGGGCCGTTCTGGGGCGTCGTCTAAAAGGAGCAGAGGCATGGCGCAATTCCCCGCGGCGGGCTTCGTGAGCGACGAGGTCCGCACCGAAGGCGACATGAAGGCCGCGTTCGAGGCGTGGCTCGCGGCCACGAAGCAAATCCCGGGCGCGGGCGTGACGGAGTCAGCGCTCACGATCGTGAGCGGCGCCATCACGCCGACGTCGGGCGTGCACGCGGTCGACACCGAGAGCGGCGCGGCGTCGGACGATCTTGCGACCATCGCCACGACGAACCTCCCGGATGGCTCCTTCGTGTGGCTGCATCCCGTGAGCAGCGCGCGCGACGTCGTGGTGAAGCACAACGCGGGCGGCGCCGGGCAGATCAGCTTGCGCGCGGGCGCGGACCTCACGCTCGGCGAGTCGACATCGTACGTGCTCCTCCGGCGCGCGGGCGCGGACTGGCAAGAGCTGCAGAATCTCAGCGCAGCCCCGCCGGCGCTCGGGATCTCGACGGTGCGCGGCGCGGTCGGGGCTCGCACCAGTGCCGCGACGTACACGGTCAGCGGCAGCACCGCGATCACGTTCTACAACCCGACGACCGGCGCAATCGAGAGAGTCGTGCGGAGTCAAGGATCGCTCACGGTCAACGCGGGCACGCAAGGGCGGAACGGGCGCGATCAAGCGGGCGCGTTTACCGCGTCGTCGTGCCTCTACCTCTATTACACGCTCGCCCCCGGCGCCTCCCCGCCCGTCGCGCTCGTCGTGAGTGCGAGTGCGCCGTCCACGGGGCCGATCCTGGCGAACGGGGAAACGTCGTGGGCGTTCATCTGCGCGTTGCGCTGGAACGCCTCCAGTAACTTCTTTAATACGTTTCTCCGTGGTCGAAGGGTGTACTACACCGCTCCGCTCGCGGACACACAGGCCCTCAGCGGGGGCGCGTCGGCGTCCTTTGCCTCCGTGTCGTACGCCTCGTTCCTGCCACCGCAAGACGTGAGCGCCGACGTGCGCGTGCTCGCGCAAGTCGTCGGCAACACATCGGCCGCCGGAGCCTTCTCGACCAATATGGAGTTTTCGTTCGACGGGTCGGCGCAGGCGCTCTATGTGTTCCAGGGCGACGACGTCACCGCCGGGTCCGTGCTGGCAGGAATCGGCACGCCGGTCCATCTGCCGAATCTCAGTCAAGCCATCTTCTATCGCAAAGCGGGCCTGGCGGGCGGCAGCGTGTACCTGTGGGTCCTTGACTACGACAACGCGAACGGAGGCTAGCGCATGGTGGGCAAGCGCGCATTCTACGATCCCGACACGCGCGTGCTGAAAACGTGGGGCTTCGTGGAGACGAACGAGCCCGGCGACCTCTCCCGCGACGTGCCGGAAGACTACGTGACGAAGATCGGGAGCGTGAAGCTCAACGCGGCGGGCGACGGCGACGAGCCCAATCCCGACTACACGCCACCGTTCGCCACCGTCTAAGGAGAAATCCCGCGATGCCGCGCAACGCGACCTATTCCGAGGAGTCCGTCAACGCGAAGGCGAACGCCCAGGCCACACTCTGCGACAACGGCTACCTGCGCCTCTACGACGGCGCGCAGCCCGCGGATCCCAACGTGGCGGTGACGACGCAAGTGCTCCTCGCGGAGCTCCGCTTCGCCGCGACGGCGTTCACCGGGGCCGCGGGCGGCATCGCGTCCGCGAACGCGCTCACGAGCGATGCGAGCGCGAACGCGACCGGGACCGCGACCTGGTTCCGCGCGTTCAAGACGGACGGGACCTCGCCGATCTTCGACGGCACCGTGGGCACCGCGGGCTCCGACATCAATCTCTCGACGACCTCGATCGTCGCGGGCGTGTCAGTCAACATCACCGCGTTCTCCATCACCGAGAAAAAGGTGGGGCCGTGAGCGACTTCATCATCACCTGCACGATCCGCTACCGGCTCAGCGCGGCAACGCGCACCGACGCCGAGAAGATCGCGCGCGGGCTCATCAGCGCGAAGGTCGAGTACACGCCCGATGCGCCGATGCTGCTCGACTTCGCGCTGCGCGCCAAGGAAGACGACGGCACGACGTAGGAGGCCCCATGCCCATCATCCACATCGTCATCGTCCTGATCGTGGTCGGCATGCTGCTCTGGCTCGTGAACACGCTGCTCGGGGCCTACATCGACGCGAAGATCCTGAAGATCATCAACGTGGTCGTCGTGATCCTGGTCGTGCTCTGGCTTCTGCAGCTCTTCCTCGGCCCGCTGGGGCACCTGCGGATCGGCGCGGGGTGAGGCGAGCGGCCCTGCTCGCGCTCGCGCTGGCGCTGGCCGGCTGCCAGGTGAACGTGTCGGATAACGTCGTGACCTTCAAGGTCAACCGCGCGCCTGGGAAGGCGAAGCCGCCGATCTCGGAGATCCTGCGCGAGCGCCACGCGCTGCGCGAGCAGCACCCGTCGCACGAGCGGCAGCACCAGGCGCCATAGGGAGCGACCCATCATCAGCATCGGGCAAATTAGCGAACGCGGGCGTTGAGGCCCATTTACCTGTAACGCCAAAGTAACATCGTGGACTCGCGGGGTTACAAACGGGGAGATTCTGCCCGTTGACAACCCATAATTAGCAATCTACCGTCCCGCCCACGATGACGCGTAGCACCCCCCCCCCCCCAGTCAAGCAAAATTTAGCTAAATACCCAGCCACCCACTGGGGGGTGGCGCGCGGGCTCCGCGCCTTTCGTCGCACGCAGTTGCAGGCCGCGGCCGCGATCGGCAAGAGCCCCTCGCTGATCTCGCGCGTGCTCAGCCGGCAGGTCGAATCGCAGCCCTGTCTGGATGCGCTCGCGGCCTGGCTCAACCGCGGCGCTCCGCTCCAGGACACGCCGTGCTGATCGCGCGCTGCGGCTGGCACGGGCGCTACTTCGGCCGCGCGGAATGGATGGGCATTGCCGCCTGGTGGCCGCTCTGGCGCATCCAGTTCACGGACGGGATGTGCCCGAAGTGCGAGGAGCGCTTCACCCGCGAATCGCAGCGCCTCGCGACCTGCGCCTACTGCGGCGAGCAGCTCCGCTTCACCGAGCAGGGATGGGTCCACGCGTTGACCGGCCGCACGATCATCACGCGCACCGACGGCGACGGCGTCGTGCGCGATGACCACGTCGCCCTCCCGAGCGCGAGCGCCTGACATGGCGCGGCCCGCGTGGGACCCCGACACTCCTGTCTTCTCCGACGACGCGATCGACGAAAGCAATGCGCCGGAATTGCGCTGGCCCGCGATCGCCGCCGCCTTGGCCCGATCCGCCGCGCGCGCCGAGCGCAGGAGAGATCCCGATGAGTAAGGCCGACGTGATCCCCGACACCGCCCGGCCCGAGGCCCTCGTGGTGGTGCGCCCGGACGGCGGGCCGTCCTTCCTGGAGCGCTGGATTCACGGCGATCCGTCGCAGGCGCTCGCGCGCGTCGATGCGATGACCGCCGTGCTCGAGCGCCTGCGCTTGAAGGCGATCCAGCAGACCTGGCCGAGCGACTGGGTCATCCAGGCCTCGGTGAAGGACGGCGTGGTGCAGCACCAGACCGGCTACCTGCAGGACATCGGCTGCGATCGCGCGGGCAAGGTCTACGGCATCGTGGTCGGCGAGCCCATCGTCCATCGGGAGGATCTCCCCGACGGCACCTACGTCTACGAGCTGCAAGCGCGCGCGAGCTCGTACGTCACGCACGAGACCATCGAGACGTGCTTCGGCTCGCGCTGGAGTGGCGACACCTTCTTCGTGCGCCAGCTCAAGGACCCCGACGACAAGGTCGACCCGACCGACGTCAAGAAGGCCGCCTACGCCAACCTGCACGGCCGCGCCGTGCGGGCCCTCGGCGGCCTCGCCGGCGTGCCCCTGGAGGCCCTGGAGGCGGCCGGCCTCGACATCAAGCGCTGCCGCTACGTCGGCTACGAGCAGGGCGTGCGGGGCGGGACTTCCGTCGGCGCGAGCACGGGCGCCGCCGACCTGGTGGTCCGCTTCGGCCGAGCCAGCGGCAAGAAGCCCAGCGAGCTCGAGGCCAAGGATCTCGACTGGTACATCGACGCGCTCAAGCGCAACCTCGCCGACCCCGCGCGCGAGCGCTTCAGGAAGCAGGACGAGCCCATCTACCGCGCCCTCCTGGCCGAGCGCGAGGCGCGCGACCAGAAGAAGGCGCACGAGGCGGCGACGGGGCCGAGCGCGCCGGAGGAGACCGGGGAGATCCCCGCGAACCGCGGCGGGCGCATCGCCATGCTCAACGCGCGCATGCTCACCGCCGCCACGGAGCAGCGCAAGGTCCTACCATTGCTGCGCCAGCTCACCCAGGAGCTCTTCGACAAGGAGTCGGGCAGCTTCCAGGACCTCGCCGACGAGCAGCTCGAGGCGCTCCTGCACATCGACCCGGCCGACCTCGCGCGCCTGCAGGCCTCCCTCGACAAGCCGAAGCCATGACCACACCGCTCTCGATGGCGCTCGTGGTCCCGACCGACGACCCGGCGGTGGTCGCGATCCGCGGCAAGATCGCCACGCTCGCACGCGAGTGCGAAGCCGTCGAGGTGATCGGCGCCGAGTCGAAGGAGGCCGCCGTCAACGTCCTCAGCGCGATCGCGCGCGCGAAGACCGAGGCCGACCGTGCGCGCCTCGGCTTCGTGACCCCGCTCAAGCAGTACACGAGTGGCGTCGACAAGCTCTTCCGCGAGCTCCTCGCGCCCATCGTGCAGGCCGACCAGGTCGTGCGCCGGAAGCTCCTGGACTACGACCGCGCGGAGAAGGCGCGGCTGGCCGAGGCCGAGGCCCAGGCCGAGCGCGAGCGCCTGCGCAGCGCCGCCCTGCTGAAGGAGGCGACGAAGGCCGACACCGCCGGCGAGGCGCACGTGGCCGACGAGCTCCTCGAGCAAGCGGCCGGCGCCGAAACGAACGCGCACAACGCCGCCAAGGTCGCCGCCGTGCCGCCGCCGCCGCGCACGTTCTCGACGCCGTTCGGCGCCAGCGCGACCACGCGGCGCGTGTGGACCTACGAGGTCGTGGATCCGGCGCTCATCCCGCGCGAGTACCTCATCCCCGATGCGATGCGCCTGCAGCGCGAGGTCAACGCCGGCCTCCTGCGCGAGCTCCCCGGCCTGCGCATCTTCGAGCGCGAGACGCTCTCGGTGCGGTCGTGAAGCGCGACGCCGGCCAGCTCCTCATCACCGACGTCGACGCTGAGGCCGCCGTCACGACCGAGGGCTTCGATGCGCTCGCACGCCAGCACCTCAAGGCCGACATCCAGGTCTGGCCCGCCCGCGCGTTCTACCCGAGCACCCTCGCGCACCCGTGCGATCGCCACCTCGTCTGGCGCTTCACGAAGTGGAAGCAGCAGATCCCGCACGAGGTCGAGCTCGAGAGCATCTTCCACGAGGGGCGCCTGCACCAGCCCGACATCTACCGCCGCCTGGAGGCCATGGGCTTCGAGGTCGTGCGCGAGCAGGACCGGCCCACGCAGTACCAGGTCGGCCGCGCCGTGATCTCGGGCCGCCCCGATGGGCGCCTCATCGCCTTCCGCGGCACGCGCTACCCGAAGCCGGGCCTCATCCTCGAGGCGAAGTCCATGGCCGGGTATCAGTGGGACCGCACCGCGACCGTCGACGACCTGCGCGCCGCCGAGAGCCACTGGACGCGCGCCTACTACGCCCAGGGCCAGCTCTACGGCTTCCTCGAGAACGCCGCCCGCGGGGTCTTCGTCCTCAAGAGCAAGGCGACCGGCATGCTCAAGCTCCTGCCCTACGAGCTCGACTACGAGTACGCCGAGGTGCTCCTGCAGCGCATCGAGCGCCTGCAGCCGCTCATCGAGCGCGGGGAAGATCCGCCGCCCATCCCCTACGACCGCTCAGTCTGCGGCGGGTGCGGCTTCCGCGAGATCTGCTATCCCGCCAAGGCCTTCGGCGAGGGCGCCAGCGTCCTCGATGACCCGCTCCTCGAGGCCGCGCTCGAGCGTCGCGATGCGCTCGCGGTCGAGCACGCCGAGTACGAGCGCCTCGACCGCGAGGTCAAGGACCGCCTCAAGCACGAGGGCATCAAGTTCGCCCTCTGCGGGCCGTTCACCATCGAAGGCAAGGTCGTCGCGAAGAAGGCCTACCAGGTCGCCGCGCACGAGGAGATCCACTACTCCATCGATCGGCAGGAGGAGGGCGGGTGAAGGCGTCTCTCGCCGAGCTTCCTGGAGTCGCGCGGGCGAAACTTCCCGCGAGCTACGAAGGCGCGCGTGAGGCGCTCGACAAGTGCCAGCGCATCGACGAGTGCCAGACGTGGGCGGACAAGGCCGAGGCACTCGCGTCCTACGCGAAGCAGGCCGAGGACGACGGGCTGCGCAAGATGGCCGACCGCATCCAGGCGCGCGCGGTCCGCCGCTGCGGCGAGCTCCTGCGCGCCATCGAGGCCGCCGCCAATCAGCACCGTGCTAGGGGAGGCGGTCCCCCTAGCAGAGCTCAGGCGGCGCGTGACGCGGGCCTCTCGCGCGACCAGAAACGCAACGCGATGCGCGTGGCCGCGGTGCCGCGCGAGGAGTTCGAGGCCGCCGTGGAATCCGACGATCCGCCGACCGTGACGCAGCTCGCCGAGCAGGGTACGAAGCGCGTCCTGGTCGACCTCGGCGGGCGCGATCCCGCCGACTTCCAAGTCGCGACCCATGCGCTCGGCGCCCTACGCCAGCTCGCGGAGTTCGCGCAGCGGACGGATCCCGCAGCGGTACGCCGAGGCTCCTTCGATCGGGAGCGGAAGGCGATGGCCGCGAACGTGGACGTGATTCTCGACTGGCTGGCCCGACTAACGATGGAGATCGGCAGATGACACAACGCGAGCTCGTCGCGGAGATCGAGCGCGTGATCGAAGTGGAGTGCCTGGAAGCCCGGCGGGTCATCCGCAGCGTGTGGGTCAAGGAACGCGTGCTCGCACGCCATCCTTCCATCGAGGGCGATGACGCGGACTTCGCTCTTCTCTGCGTGGCGGCGCACGTCGGCGCCACCGTGGATAGCGTGGTGCGGCGCTTCCGCATGATCGTCCGCCCGGAGTGGGTGTCGCCGCAGCTCGAGTTCGCCGGGTTCTCGCATGTGCAGCGCGCCTACACGATCACGCGCGATGGGGAGTCCGTGATCGTACCGACCGAGCGCGGCGTGATTCGTCCAGACGAGCTCCGCGCGAAGGCGAAGGAACACGACCTCGCCGGCGGCGGCCACCTCGCGCATCGCGACGAACTCTACCGTCTCGCGGACATTCTGGAGGCCGCCGAGGCCGCATGACCGACGACCGCACGTCCACGCTGCGCCTGGTGGTTCCCGCCGCGCCGCCCGGATTCTCGGTGGACGCGCTCGCCGGCCTGCCCGTGGAGACGCTGCTCGCCATCGCGGCCGCCGCCACCACGAAAGCCGCCGAGAAGCTCCTCGCGGGGCCGAGTCGCGACGAGGACCGCATCATCACCGTCGAGGAGGCCTCGAGCATCACGGGGCTGTCGCCCAACTACATCCGCGAGCACAAGAGCCTGCCCTTCGTGCGCCAGCGCGTGAAGCACGGGCCGATCCAGTGCTCCTTGAGCGCCGTGCGGGCGTGGGTCGCGACGCAGGCGCGCCGCGGAGGATCCCGCTGATGCGGAAATCGGCTATCGTCCTCCCAACCCCCACGCCCAAGGAGGACACGCGCACGATGACGAAGACCACGACGCGCGGCGAAGGCCGGCACTGGAAGCGCACGAACGGCAGCTGGGCCATCGCCTACTTCGTGAACGGTAACGAGGTGCGCGAGTCCGTCGCCAAGGCGCTGCGCAAGGCGGCCCGCACGGTCACCGAGGGCGACGCTCTGCGGCTCTTGCGCACACGCCTCGGGCAACTGGAGAGCGACACCTACCTCGCGCCCAGCGCCGACCGCGCCACCGTCGGCGCCCTCATCGAGGAGTACCTCGCCGACCTCTGGACCCGCAAGGAAGCCCGCCGCCCAGGCCACGGCGACCGCGCCGTGCGTCAGTGGGACGGTGCGCGCGCCCACCTCACCCCGCTCCTTGACCGCCGTGCCTCCGCCCTCACGACCCACGAGGTCACCGGATGGACGCGCGACCGGCTCCGGGCGGGCGGGGCGCCGGGCACCGTCAACCACGACATCGCGCTCCTCTCGGCCGCGTACCGGCACGCCTGGAAATCGGGCCGCATCGCCCGCCGTCCGCATCTGCCCCGCCTCGAAGTGCACAACGCGCGGCAGGGATTCTTCGAGCGCGACGAGCTCGAGCCCATCGTCGATGCGATCTCCTGCGAGGTCGCCCGCGCCCTCGTGCTGGCGGCGGACCACCTGGGCTGCCGTGTGGGCGAGCTGCTCGCCCTGCAATGGCCGGCCGTCAACCGGCGGGCCCGCACGGTGCGCTTCCTCGACACGAAGAACGGCGACACGCGCGAGGTCCCGATCGAGGGCGCGCTCGTGGAGCTCATCGAGCGCTGCTGGCAGGCGCGCGTGGTCACCGACACGCGCGGGACCGAGCATCTCATCCCGTACGTGTTCCACCGCCGGGGCCGGGCGCTGACCGACGGGGCCCTGCGCTACGCCTGGAATCGCGCGTGCCGCCGCGCGGGGTTCTGGCTGCAGGGTCGGCCCACCAAGCTCCTGCATGACCTGCGGCGGACCTACGCCCGGGATGCCCGCAACGCCGGGGTCGACGAGACCGTGATCATGAAGCAAGCCGGCTGGCGCAGCCGGTCGCCGTTCCTGCGCTACGCCATCGTGAGCCAGACCGACCTGCGCGCGGCCCAGGCCAAGCTCGCCGAGCATCGCAGCGCGGCCGTCGCCGCCCTGGGCGGGAGCCCGCCCCCGACCCGGACAAAAACCCGGACAGTGGCCGATGGTGGGCGCCGTAACCGCTCGGGAAATAATCGCAATGCGGAATCGCACGGATTGTAGCGTAGTCCGTTCCTCGGGGTGGCAACACCAGAACACCCGCTATTTTCGCGGGTTTTCTCACCCGCCATCCGGCTCGAATCGGTCTGTTTCGGGGCCGAACCCGGACAGAAACCCGGACAGTGGCCGATGAGCGGCATTCGCTTTTTCGTGGCGGGCACGCCGAAGGCGATGCAGACAAGCGCGCGCAAGCGCGTGCCCGTCGGCGGCGGGAAGTTCACGCATCTTCCCGAGAAGCGGAATGCCGAGTGGGGCCTCCTCGTCGGCTACACGGGGCGCCAGCACGCGCCCGGGCTCCCGCTCACCGGGCCGATCCGGCTCGCGGTCACGTTCTACGTCGTGCGCCCGGCGTCGGCGAACAAGCGCGTCCTCTGGCCGCTCAAGCGGCCCGACGTCGACAACCTGGTGCACAAGCTCACCGATCAGTGGAACGGCGTCTTCTGGCACGACGACTCGCAGATCGTCGAGCTCGTCATCCGCAAGCGGTTTGCCGAGAGCGGCGGAAACACGGGCGCGGCCTTCGCCGTCGAGCCCGTCGAGGGGGCGCCATGATCATCGTGCCGCTCGTCGACGTGCACGCGCGCGCCTGCACTTGCGATGGCGAGGCCTTCACCGACGCGGACTGCAAGGAGCTGCGCGACCTCATCGCCAACGACGAGGGCGCCGAGGGCGAGGTCTACGTCCAGGCCGTGAGGCCGCCGCAGTGATGCCGCCCGCGTGGTGGCTCCGCAAGCGCGTCCGGACGTTGCGCCGGCAACGCCTGCAGCAGCTTCGCGCGGAGCTCCTCGCGCGGCTGGTGCCGGTGGCGCCGCGCGCGACGAGGCGCCGGGCATGAGCGAGATTCCTTTCGAACGCCGGTACGAGATCGCGGAGAAGCTGGCCTGCGGCTGCATCCCGATGCGCCGGCTCCGGAACGATGTCGTCGAGACGCAGCCCTCGCCCGATCCGCAGCAGGCCATGCTCGAGGCCGGCCTGCGCGAGGCCCGCGGCTTCGAGCTCGTGCGCGATCCGCTCGGGAGGATCGCGTGATGATTGGAGCACGAGTGCGCATCGCCATCACGCCAGAGGTCAGCGGTAGCCGGATATTCGTTGACGATCACGAGATCAAGGGCGTGCGCGCGATCCACGTTCACGCAGTCGTCGGCGAGGCGTCCAGCGTCACGATCGAATTGGTGGCGGCGGAGGTCAGGATTGACGGCGTGATGGGCGAGATCTTCACGGGCGGCCCGATCTTATGATCACCCGCGCCTTCCGCATCGCCCGCTCGCGCGTCGCCTTCACCGAGCGCGCGCTGGACGTCGCCCTCCACGCCCTCCGGCGCCGCCGCGGCAAGGGACGCACCGAGGCCTGGCGTACCATCGAGGGCCTCGCGCGCTCGCTCGAACGCCTCCGCGAATCCGGTCACCTGAACGAGAGAGACGAAGGTGAGTCCTCATGGCATGGTCCCGCTTCGAACCAGGCTTCTCTCGCCATCCGAAGCGCATCAAGGCCGGCCCCGTCGCGTCGTGGCTCTGGATCGCCAGCGTCGACCACTGCACCGAGTTCCGCACCGATGGCTTCCTCGACGATGCCGCGGTCGCGACGCTCTGCCCGACCTTGAAGCCGGCTGAGCTCAAGCGCCAGGTCGAGGCCCTGGTCGCCGTTCGCTCGTGGGAGCGCGTCGAGGATGGCTACCTCGTGCACGGCTACCTCGAGCACAACCAGAGCGCACGGCAGGTCGAGGCGGACCGGCAGGCCTCGAAGGATCGCTACCGTAAGTGGAGGGACCAACGCAGTGACAACGCCGTTGGCAACGCCGCAGCCAACGGCGTTGCAGCGCCGCTGCAAACGGATCTATCAGTCAGTCAGTCAGTCAGTCATAGGTTCTTAGAACCTCCTGAAGTCTCTACGCGAAGTAAGCCCCGCGCGACTTCGCGCGCTCAATCCGGCGCGTCGGGGATTGCTATCGCATCCCGATCGACCATCGAACCAGCCCAAGAACCGCGCGAAGCCACTGACGCGGAACTGCAAATAATTGCAGACGCGATGGGCATTTCCCTCGAGGAAGCGCGCGAACGACAGGCCGACGCGCGCAGGCGAGGCAGCGCGTGATGAGGTTCCGCGGCGCACGACTGCCGACCCCTCCGTGCGTCACCTGCGGCACCGTCGTCACCGCCTGATGCCCACCGCGCCGGCCCTTCCCTGCCTCCAAACGGGCTGCCCTCACCGCCGTCCCTGCCCCGTTCACCCACCGAAATCGCGCTGGAATCACGCCGGAAAGAGCGCCGCCGCGCGTGGCTACGGACCCGCGTGGCGACGTCTGCGCGAGGTCATCAAGGCGGAGCAACCGATGTGCGTGATGTGCAAGCGCCGACCGTTCGAGGAGCTCGATCACCGTGTCGAGCAGCGCGACGGCGGCACGAGTGCGCGCGAGAACGTCCAGGGGTTGTGCCGCGCGTGCCACGACGAGAAGACGCAACGCGAACGCGCGAGGCGACGATCGCGATGAGGGGAGGGCCGTGAAAATCTCTAGCGATTCCTTGGGCGAGACCCCCGCGCACGCCAAGCCGCGAGTTATACACCGGAAATGAGAGCCGGGCCCAAGGCGGCCCCAAAATCGACACGACTTCCGCGCCTCCGCGCGAAGACACCAGCGCGGCGCGTGGAAGAGTTCGCGCGCCGCTTCTTGACGCACGTGAAGGGCGAGAAGGCCGGGACGCCGCTCCTATTCGCCGACTGGCAGCGCCGCGACATCCTGGAGCCCGCGTTCAACACGTTGGATGCGAGGGGCCGGCGTCAATTCCGCACGGTGTACGTCACGTGTCCGCGCAAGCAAGGCAAGACCACCGTGGGCGCCGCGCTCGCCTTGTACCTGCTCTACGCAGACGCCGAGCCCGGCGCGGACATCGTGAGTGCGGCGGCGTCGCGCGACCAAGCCGCCATCTGCTTCAACATCGCGCGGCAGATGGTGGAGGCCTCGCCCGCGTTGCGGGACATGACCCAGGTGTTCCAGCGAGAGCTCTTTGTGCCGAGTACCCGGTCAAGCTACCGCGTGATCGCGGCCGACGCGCCGGTCGCTCACGGCCTCAACCTTTCCGGCGCGATCATCGACGAGCTGCACGCGCATCGTGATCGACGGCTCTATGAGGCGCTCACGACGGCTGGGGGGGGGCGCCGGCAGCCGCTCACGTTCGTGATCACCACGGCCTCGGACGACGAGCATTCCATCGCGACCGAGGTGCATCGCATCGCCGAGCAGGTGCGCGACGGGGTGATCGACGAGCCGACGTTCCTTCCGGTGATCTACGCTGCGCCCGCGGACGCAGATCCCTGGAGCGAGACAACATGGCGCGCGTGCAACCCGGCGCTGCGCTCGGGCTTCCGTTCGCTCGAGGAGCTGCGGGCCGCCGCGCGCATGGCGCACGCCGTCCCCGGCCGTGAGGCGTCGTTCCGCCAGCTCTACCTCAACCAGTGGGGCGCGATGGCGGCGTCGCGGTGGCTCCCGCTGGGCGCCTGGGACGCCTGCGCGGCCTCAGGAGCGACGATCGACGGTGGGGCCGCACTCTCACCCCGTCGCGCGTTCCTCGGGCTCGACCTGGCCAGCACGACGGACCTGACGGCGCTGGTGACGATCGTGCTCGATGACGACGACGAGGACCTCGAGGTGCGCGCGGACTTCTGGTGCCCGGAGGACAACCTCGCGGAGCGGAGCCGGCGCGATCACGTGCCCTATGAGCTCTGGGCAAAGCAAGGCCATCTGACGGTGACGCCGGGAAACACGGTGGATTACTCGTTCATCGAGGCGCGCATCCACGCGCTGATGGCGACGCACGAGGTCGTGGAGGTCGCGGTGGATCCGTGGAACGCGCGCCCGCTCCTCGCGAAGCTCGCACAGGACCAGGTGCCGGCGATCGCGGTGGCCCAGACGATGGCGGGCCTGACGGCGGCGTCCAAGGAGCTCGAGCGGCGCATCCTGTCGCGGACGCTGCGCCACGACGGGCACCCGATCCTGCGCTGGT